GTTCAACCTCTCCTTTCTGTTGCTAAGCAATCACTCCGCCCATTGATCTCGGGCCCTCGCTGTTTCGTACCCACGACGGGACAATTGATGGGGAACCTTTTGAGTTTCCCCCTCCTTTGCCTCCAGAATTGGTGCGCAGCGACTTGGGTCGACCGGATGATGGGTTTGGACACGCCAAAATTGATAAATGGCGATGATTTGCTTGTACAGGCGGATGACGATTGGACGTCTCTCTATCGGCTCGTGGTGCCGGGTCTCGGTATGATGTTGAACGAAAGGAAAACGGCTTTTTCACGGAAGTTGTTGACCATGAATTCGACCTATTATACAGGGAACTTTAAAAGATCCCATTTGTGAAAATGAGGATTCACCAATCCGATGTGAGAGAGTTGCCGGAGGTCCTTCACGCCCTTTCTAGCGAGTTTACCCGTTCTCCTTTGCGTGCCCGTTTGACGCGCCATCTTCTCTCCTTTTGGAGCTTCAAGATCCGAGGATCCCGTCGCTCCCTCTACAAACTTGGTTTCCGATTGCCTCTTTTAGGGCATCATCAGATTCCCAAGCCTTTGTGGAGAAGGGAGAAGTGCCGTACCGGGCACGAGTACGATATTCCAAAGCGTCCCGCGGGGTTCCATCAGTCCATGATGGCGTGCCCGGAAGCTAAGGAATTTCTGGAGGACAAGGAGATCGCAGAATGCGTTGTGGAGGCGACATGGAAAATGGGAGGATATGAACGGCCTGCCCGTCAATCGCTTCGTGATGTTAGACTTGCCTTGAAGGCCTCTCCTTCCAAGAGAGGTCCTGAAAGGTCTCAAGTTGCGCGTCAGCGGTTGTACGAGTGGCCGGAGAAGAAAAGCCCCGCCATTCCCGAGAGCATCGTGGATTGCTTTCTCGGCATCCACACTACAGTATCCATTCGTGACGGATATTTGGAGTGGGACGAGTGCGATCTCTGCACGAAGCTAAGGGAACGGTGGTGGAAGAAAGAAAATGAAGGAATGCGTTCGGTCACCGATTTAAAGGTGCCACCGAGAGCTCCCGACGTCACGTGGACGTGATAGTGGGGTTTACGGGGCCGGTAAGCCCTCAACGCCGCAGCAGATTACAAATGAAAGCGAACTCGATCTTCCCCGAAAGGGAAGGCGACCTTGATCGGTCATAGTGGAAAGGAGTGTTTGTTGCGAGTGTTTTGGGTTCGTTACGGTAAGGTGATACGCGTTCGCGCCCCTGTCACGCCTCGCCCGCTATTAGACGCACACGTCGGTAGTCGACGAAACAGCTTGTGCCCTGCAGGCTTGTTTTGGTCAAAG